TTTACCTGACTGACCCCTCTCCATTGTTATTAAGCTACGACAACACCAGCTGGTGCAATCTTGTAACGCACAACGATGTAGCCCGCAGTACCGCCAGTCTGAGTTAGCACACCAGTGTTGGCTGTAACAACACCCACTGGGGCTGCCTCGGTGGCGAGCAACACACTCACACCACCAACTGCGAGAGCCGTCACGTCACCAGTCACGAAGGTCTCATCAACCCCAGTGATCTCTACGTTGCGGGGGAAGAGGACTGGCAATACAGCGCCATCCAAGTTCCATACAAACTCACTGTCGTAACCAAAGGTCTTAAAGACACCTTGGGTGCCACCGGAACCGCGTGGGCCATACTGGTTGCTGACGTTCAGGCCAGCGCTATCTTCATAAGCCATATTATTCTCCTAGTCTTAGTTGCTGATGGCAGTGGCGGAAGTGACATAGATACCCATGGTATCCAGACGCTGTACACCAAAGCCGTAGCGGCAGCGAACAACAAACTCATCACGAGCCCGATCTTTGTTACGCTCACCCTCAGACTTAGGCATCCGACGCCATGCACCCATGATGGGCTTGGTCTGGTCGTCTTGGATACACATGAACATGTTAGCTACACCGCCAGTAATGCTGGTAGTGCCATCGTTGAAGTCGCCAATGTACAAGCGGTTCGAGGTGATGATGTTCCAGCCGTACAAGTTCATCAAGAACTGTTGACCACGAGCCAAGCCGCTCTCAAGGATCATCTGACCGAATGGTGTACGTCGTGAGTGATAGTTACCAAACCATTCAGTGTGGCTTCTACTACTGGGTCACAGACAAACACTCGACCTTCGTCGGGCACGTTGGCTTTCTTAAAGGCCAGACGCATGCGGATGAGGGCTTCAAGCTCAAACGCTTTGTTAACGCCATCTGCCACGATTACGTGTGCAAAACCGTTAACACTATTGGGGCCAACATTGGCCTCGTAGAACTTAGCACCAGTTGCGAGGAAGTCTGTCTCAAAGGTCTCTTGGATAGCTCGGGTGGACTCAGAGGCCCGCTCAGCCATCAAGCGATCAATGTCAGTGCCATCTTCACGCAGGTCATCAGTAACGTACCATGCATCACCCTTGTACTCGGTGATCTGGAAAGTGATCTCACCGGTTTCAATCGGGTTGTAGATCAGTGGGGTATCTTCTTCGGCTTCCTGAATAGTCACGGTGCCGATGGTCTTAATGTGGAGGGTAGTGCCCTTACCGAAGTCAGAGACGTTGCGGTAGAATGCTTCACCCAACAGGCCGTCGTGCAGGTTCATCAGGATGAACTGAGAATACTGCTCGGCTTCAATGAATGCTTGTGTGTTCGAAGTGACTTGCATATTAATTCCTTAAGTTTTTATTGAATACCATATCGAGCATACACTTCTTCTTTTACCTTCTGCATGTACGCAGCCTGCTCTTTAGATGTTGCCCCAGATAGTAAAGACTTAGTGGGCCGTTCGAGAGCAGCACGTTCATTAGCATAGGAGGAGGGTAGGTGTAGGCCACCAGTGGTGGGTTTAACTGACGGCTTAGCCGCCGAACCGAAAAGCGCCAGTACCATTGCTGGATTCTGACTAGCTAGTTTGCCTAGTTCCGCTGGTGTAGTGCCAAGCTCTTTCGCCTTAGCTTCTACAACACTACGGGACTTCTCTCCATACATCGAAGAGAGTGCTTGCTGTACTTGTGCTTGGTTTGATTGGGCCATGTCTGCTTGTTTAGTCTTGCCCAGCATGTCCTGCACAAGTTGCATCACTGCTTGCTCATCAAGTCCACTGGATTTGGGTGGTAGTCCTTTATCCTCTTGGTCTTTATTTTGCGAAGTCAGTCGAGTAACAACATCTTCCACTGCTGCACGTTTCTCTAGTTCTGCTCGCAACGATACAAGTTCCTGCTCCTTCTGCTGGAGCTCAGCTTTGAGCTGAGGAATGTACTGTTGTGCATTGGCTAGACCTTCAAGTGCTTTAGGAAGGCTGTCGTACTTCGGTTGCCCATTCTCATTGCGGATGCCATTCAACAGGTCTGCATACTGAGTATCTGCGGGAGGGGCTGTAGTAATGCCATCAGGAGATGGCGCCTGGGTCACAGGCTTTACTTCTTCTACATCATCAAAAACATTAGGCTGGTCAGCCATAAAAAATACCTATATTCTGTGTTAGGAGTAAGAATTTCTACTTCTCTTTAAACACCTTAGGGCCACTAGGGCCCTTTAGTATTTCTAACTACTATTGTTTTAAGTAGAAGAAGTAAGAAGTAGTTAAGCTGCTTAAGTATCCTTAGTATCCTAGTAATACTAGTACTACTGGAATTTCTAAGCTTTGTCTACTCTGTCATCATTTATCAGACTAATGACTTCTTGCATTGCTCTTTCATAACCTTTTGCATCAGCTTGCATGTAAGCCCAGTTAGGATTCTCATATCCTTCTTTTGATCTGGCAGAATGCTGTGATGCATTGATCTTGTCTGTAAGCAGCACAGTGAGTCGTTTGCGTGTCACCAAGGCCTCTCTGTAGCTCTGTGTGACGCTTACAGCAACATCCTTCATCAACCCCTTAGTCCAAGACACTTTCATCAGACAGCCCCCTCTCCGGGCACTTGGCCCTGTACTGCTGTATCTTCCTGTGCTTGGTTCATAAGAGCTTGTGTCTCTTGGTTCTCAATAACAGCAATGTTAGGCCGGAATACATTGTAACCTTTGAGCCCTGTAACATCATCAACAAACTTGGACAACTGCTTGCCACTTGTGTGAGGTGCAATCATCTGCCCAATAGGAGAGCCAAAGATGCCGACAATGTTCTGTAGGTCTTGTGCTTGCTTAGAGAAGTGACGAGCACCTACTGGTCGAATCTTACCGTTAGCAGTGATGTCCCCTTTGGTGATTGTCATAAACTCTTTCACACCAATGTCATCATCCATAACACGGATGACATCCGATGTGTCTAGGTTACGTCGTGCGGTCTCCAGCATGGCGTTCAGGACAGGCTCAAGCAGCTCAATCTCAAAGGTGGTAATCTTCTCTTGGAAAATGCGACCAGCAGCGTTCTGGAGGGCTTGTACTTCGAATGCAGTCTTCTCCCCGGGTGTACGAATGCCCATAGCATCTCGTGGAGCACCAGCGTACAGTTCCATCTTAGACTCATACATCTGGATGTTGTTGTCTGCTGCCACAAGACCGTTAAGGTTCTTGGAGATTTCCTGTACGTCACCACCCTCATCCAAGTGAATCTCTGAGCCGGGGCCCCAGATGAATGATTCCACCTCACCAATGATCTTAAGTGGTGGATGGACAATCAAGTCCATGGCATCTGCTTTAAGGTTCTCAAGGTGGTCAATGCGGTATTGCATGCCAACCAAATTGTCCAATGGACCCATGGCCCACAAGTTGTCAGGGCGGAATCTCCAACCTACATGGTAGATAGGGGCAGAGCCAAACCAAGATGGGATGGTTTCATTGCGTACCATCATGGCTCGGTCTACTACAGTGATAACCTTGTTGGTCTCCAATACGCCAGTGCTCTGGTCATGGTAGTCCCCGTAGAACTCCAGCACTTCTACAAAGTCACCCATGTAGTATTCATAGAGGTTACCAAAGCCATCTACTGAATAGCCCTGAGCCTTGTCGTAGTCCTCGATAGAGAAGCCCCCGAGGTCAACCCGTAGCTTCTCCCGTCTCTCAACTGCTTGCGCCCAGAAGGCCTGCTCTGGCTCGTCCTGTGCCAGCTTCTTAAGCTCACCTACAGTCTTAACCGATCGGATGATCTTAAAGCTGTCACTAAAGCTATCTGCCAATGGATTNAACACTACGTCCAATGGACTNATGCGCTTCACCTTAGGGCCGATAAAGTCTGGCACTACTTCCCCATTCAGCCAACTCCTTGTAGGAGCTTTCAAAGACTGGCAGTGCAAAGGCGTTGCCATAGTCGATGTAGTCGTAGAGCAGCTTGGACATCTCAGTGCGGAAGTGGCCCTCACGAGTCTTGTTGGCCATGTAAGCTTCGATAGCCTTNGCCTTGGACTTAGTGGAGTCTGCCTTACTGTAGCCCTGCCACCGCAACCAGTCATCGTTAGGGAACAATGAGCTTAGGTAGTTAGAGTGGAGGTTGTCTCTGATCTGGCATAGCTTGGGAATTGTAGTGGAGTTCTTCCAAGGCAGGGTGCTGTTGCCAGTGGTGGAAGTGTCTGTGGCAAAGATGTAATTACGCAGCTCAAGCCACTCATCAATCTTACCACGGCGTTGTTGGTTATACTTGTCCCATAGGTGAGCCACCCATTGGGAAGCATCATCCTGCTGCAACAGGGTTGTTAGCTCAGCTACTTTCTTCGACATTAGTTAATACTCACTTGTAGGGGACTCCACCGAATCGTGATCTCTTGGCNTCTCCGCCAGTAAAGAAATCGGATATGCCGCTATTGAAACTTCTGGATGGCGCNACTGCAATCTCTACAGCACTGGCCAAGGCGTCTTTGATGTCGTCATGTGGAGGCTTAGCCAACACAAGTTCTTCCTCAAGCACTGCTGTCCAACCACCCTCTTGGTGCCACATCTTGTAGTCGTCGTACAGATGCTCTAGGGCAGCCGCAATACGCTCCTCCTTGCTACCCTCACTCCTACCCGGTCTAAACTCCTCTACGGACAGCCTGAGGCCATCCTGCTTGACATAATCGGAGATGGCGTTCACAATAACCTTCTGTGCCACAGTTACCTCAGCCCGAGCTTGTTGAAGTGCCATGTTGAGTGTAGGTCTTTAACATGCTTGAAGTATTCAATAGTCTTGTCAGACTTGAACCGGTCAATGTCCAACACATAGATATTGCGGTCGCAATCAATACCTATCACCACAATAGCTGTATAGTCTGCTGCTCTGGAAAGAGAGAAGGCAAAGTCAACTGCTGCATAGATGTTAAGGCGACGCCCACTATAGAACCACTTGCTGCCCTCCTTCTTCATAAACCGTGGGTTGAAGTATTGAAACTTCTCACGGCTGATNCGGTCTGAGCANGGNTCATTAGGGTTGTTGTAATACTGTGCGAAGAACTGTACCCGGTCTTCATACTCAGCTTCAATCTTAGCCAGCACCTGTATGTCAAACCCGAATGCCTTGCCGTCTGTACGGATCACTCGTGGCCATACAAAGATGTTGTCTTTCTCTACAGCAAACTCTTTAATCTCCCAGACAGGAGCTCGGTCAGCTAGGATGCCATTGCCATCATACACGTTGAAGATTTGGTTCTTCCAAACATGGTAGATGTCAACTGGGTGGTATCGTGTACCACATGCCATTGTCATGCCACCAGCATTCCGAATGGAAGTGAACTGTGATGCTTTACGGGATACCGACTCACGTCCATCAGCAGTGTATGCGTTCTCAGGCACTACAAGGTCATCTGCTACAACGATGTCAGCATGCCAGCCTGTAGTGTTAGTGGTAAGGCCAGCCGTGCTTATGGTGGCGTCCCTGATGCCCTCAGAGCGACGACGTACATGNTCCACACTAATCATTGTGCTAGACCACTTCTCACGTTTACCTTCCTGTGGGTTTAGGTATTCCGGGAAGTAGCGCATGTAGATGTTAGAGGATAGGATGTTCTTGATCGCATAAAGCTGTGTATCCGCCAGACCTGCTGTAGCAGACACGTACAGCATAGTTACTTCTGGATGCCTNGTAATGATCCATGCACACCATGTAGCCACCATGTGACTCTTTAGGTGGGCTCGTGGCAGCATGATAAGCTTGTTGCTGCTGTCGATGCCTTGTCCAAACAATGAATACTCTTGCATCCAACGGAACAACTCTTCATGTACCGACCCATACATGTAGCCCGGGTTAACCAACTTGGCAAAGAAGAACAAGTCCTCCTTGGCCCGCTCTCTAATCTCCTTGGCTTGAGCTGGCATGTACTTTAGCTTTCTCTCTGCTGCTTCCAGCCAGTCTTCCTCAGCCATGCTTACCTCTTGACTTCTGCCAGTCGGACAATGTCCGCACTGAACTCATTCATTACTGATTCCGCAATACGATCATCACGGGCCTTCTGATCCTTGTTAGGGCGACCTACTGCNTTCTTGTCCCAGCCNCGGTCAGCAAGATACTTAGCTGCTGAGAAGTTACCGGACTCNGAGGCACACAGGTTCATCATGTCTCTGACAGCCTGTGACCGCACCTTAAGCTCTAGCTCCTCTCGCCACTCATCTACGTGCCGGGCTATGACTTTGTTAGCACACAGACGCTTCCAGTGCTGCCAACCTAGTAGGTGTTTCTCTGCAAAGGTGTACTCTGTTGGGTCTTCTTCAAGCAGGTAGAGGCGCTTAAGGGATGGGTATTGGTTTCCCTTGTACGGGTAGTCATACTCTTTCAATGTGTAAACTGCATAGTCACTGTACCCGATCTCTAGGAATAGGCTTTGTGTTAGTGGCCTGCCCATACTATCAAGTAGTTTCTGTTTGTCAATCATGTCTTCTCCAAATAGTAGCCATCCTTGGCCACTGCTTTATCTAGTAGTCCTTGCCGCCTCTTGCGTAAAACTGGTCAAGGATTGTCATTTATTTTGCTCTGATTATTTATAGTATGACACCGACACTAAATATGCTTTTCCAGAATCTGCAGCACCGTCAATGCCGACTAGCTCAGTAAACGTTCCGTCAACATATAGCATATTAAGTGGTCTCCAGATTACTCCGTCAAGATATAAGCCAGAAATTGAAGATACTTTTAAAGGAAGGGATGCCACTCCATGAGCAATAACCGCTTTTCCATCTACTGAAAGCGATCCAGAAAATATTTTTTCATCGCGGCTTTCTATAATTAAACCAGTTCCGCCTTTTGTTGGAGCGACACCAGACTGCTTATAAATTGCATCGGTTACAAAAATAGTTGCGCCTGCACCTGCAAAAAAACCAGAGCTCCCGCTTCCTGCCAATGCCCAATTTTCAAGGTATGGCTGTGAAAACCTATGTATTGCTCCTGAGCCAGTTACCAGAATCGAAGAGTCTTGAGAATTTGTTAATCTTAAATTTATCCAATCAAAAATTACTCCATTTGCTGAAGACACAAATAAGTCTGCACCCGCTAAGTCCGGTGGAGCTACTGCAGAGAAATTAGATATTTGAGCAGTGGCTGCGGCGGAAGCGCTTGTTATGTCCAGCGCCCGCTTAGTTGAGTCAAATTCAATGTTTGCAAGTTTTAGCCTGGACGTGACAAACCCTTCCGCGCTGGAAGTAAATAAAAGGCCTGTCCCATATGCAAAACCAAACCAATTTACGCCTTGCATGTTGTCATTGCGACCAGAAGAAAAGTATATAGCATTAGCTCTTTGCCAATCAAGAACAAACGAGCTGTCTGACCAGTAGGGCCACAGGTGTATATTATTCCAACGGCACACATCCGCTGAAAAGTCGCAGTTCACCCCTATTCTTAATGGCTGGCCAAATAAGCCATCTATGTCTATTCGGCCCGCTGAATACGAGGTGCTACCAGTTACAATTACACCCTTTTCGGGATTAAGAATCATAACATTTGAAAGTTTGCAATCATCCACGCTTTCAAATCGAAAAGCATAATCCGTTACATTTGGCGCCCAGCCAGAGGCGGGTGTTGGCTGATCCCAAAAGAACGCAATGTCTTTGAAGTAAGCGCCACTGCACCTTCCGCCAACTGGTCTTTGTACAGTAACTGCAGAGTTTGCTGGATTATTTACTTTTATCCAGCTACCAGCGCCTCTTTCGTAATTAGGGGCGGTGTAATCTACAGCAGAAGACCACCCCTCCCCTAAAATTGAAACCCCTTTTGTAATTACTAACGAAGAATTTATGATGTAAAAGTTTTCTTTTAAAACAGAAGGGACTAACAGGCTAGGTAGGCTTAAAGCATTAGCCAATGATAGCGCCGCGAGAAAAGCTGCGGTATCGTCATTTACGCCATTACCCAAAGCGCCAAACCATTGCACGCTAACGGGGCCAGAGTATCGACGCATTCCTACTTTAGTCGTAGCAGTTGGATTATCTGACAGCCCAACATAAACTGCGTTTAAAGTATCCGCAGCAAGCTCAGTAGAAAAGTCGCCGTCCACAACATCAAACACCCCAGAGCGCCCGCCCGCATTAAGGCTGAATGATCGGCCAGCTGGCACGGAATACGCCTGCATTTGGGCAATGCTTGTAACAACTATAGAGGCGCGACCGACCAGCACCGAGCCGAGTAGCGGGTCGGAATCCTCTGCCAAATCACTCCGCAGCAACGCGTCACCAACACTGCGAAAGTTCGCAATCTCGCCAGCGCCCGCGCCGGTCGTGGTATACGGCAATGCTAAAGTGGTCAGTGGTCGATGTTCAACACCAGCGTAAGTAAAGGTTTCAGTGTACGAGTTGAGTACAAGGCCAGCACCATAGGCACCAAGGCTAGTGTACGCTTCTGCTACTGGCTGCACTTCCTTAACATCAATTACAAAATCTGCTGCTAGGTTGGACAGTTGATTCGT